AAAAGATATTTTAATTTTAAGTCTTGTGAACTAAAATTTTCCCGTAAAAATATCTTTATTAGAGATAACTATACTTGTCAATATTGCGAAAAAATATTTGATGCTAAAGAACTAACATATGATCATTTAGTCCCAAAATCTAAATGGAACAAAGGAACATCTCCAACTAGTTGGACTAATATTGTTACCTCTTGTGCTAAATGTAACCGTAGAAAAGGAAATAAAACACTTCAACAAGCAGGTATGACTATAAAAAATTTACCAACCATGCCGAATAAGAGTGTAAGGTTCTTGAAAATCTACGAACACCTGGATATTATAAAGCATCGCATCCCCGAAGAATGGAAGATTTACATCTAATGCCAGAATATACTTTTATATGCAATTGTTGTGACGATGGATTTGAAATATTTGCTACTATTGGCGAATATGATAAACTAGTCAAAAAGAAAAAGATAATTTGTCCAAATTGTAAATCTGATGAAGTGTCTAGAGATTACCAAGGTGACTGGTCTACAATATCAGGATCTGTTAAAAAATCAGATAATGAACTAAAAACCATTGGCGATCTAGCTAATAGAAATAGAGACAGAATGAGCAATGACGAGAAAGTTGCCTTGCACAAGAAGCATAACGACTATAGAGAATCAGAACCAACACGACCACTACCAAACGGTATGACCAGAATAGATACTAAAAAAAGAAAGAAAACAATATGGCCGAGTTAAATAATAATAGCTTTATTTTTCATCAAACGCCACAGCAAGAAGATAAGAGAGTAGTTGATTATTTTACTCTGCTTGGAAACAATGATTGGGTTGATGATGATGGCAGACCAAGAGCAAATGAAGAAAATCAATTTACTGTTGCTAAAATTGTACAAGTAAATAAGAATCCACCAAAATACTATATTAAAGTTGGTGCTTATGGTAAAATTTATAACCCTATAGGATTATATAGCGAAGGCAGAAATACAAAATTCTTATCTAAAATTGGTAAAAAAGAATTTGAATATACAGAGGTAAATCAAAGAGTTTTTGATATGTATGCAACTTTTCTTAAAACTAAAAATATGGCTTGGCTTAATAATGCAGAAAGAGAGTTACGCTGATGGCAAAATTATCTAAAACAACAGAGTACGCTATTCAATATTTGCTAACTACTGGCAAATCAGCTAAAGAAGTAGCAGATGAACTTAATGTTACAGTTCGTCAGGTACAAAAATTTGTTAAGGTGGAAGAGGAAGTTAAAACATCTACCGTAAAAACAGATAAAACTAAAGATTTAATGATTCGTCAAACTTCAGCTAAAAAGAATAATTCTGTCAGTATTATGACACAAGCTGCATCACAAGTGGGCGACGAATTCTATAAAGCTCAAAACAATACAGCTAAAGATACTAGTGGACATATTTTTAGACCCAGAGGTTGACGGTGCCTGAAAAGAAAAAAAGATATCCTTCTAAATATTCTAACGGCAAAACCGTGACTGCGGCACAATATATCACAGAGTTGATTTGTGAAAAAATGGCCAAGAAAGATAAAAAGGATTTACATTATAGATTTTGGGTAAGTCCAGAGTGGGAAAAGTATTATCGCAATCAGATAGCTTCAGCCCATGCTCTATTAAAGAAGTACACTGATACGGCTATTATTAGAGCTTTGAACAACCCCAAAAGCGAAAGAATATATTCTCTGCGGGCTCCTCATCTACCAGCTATCATAGAACATGAACAGATGGTGTTGGACACACAAAATCAAGAACTGTCTATTAATTTAGAGCGACCAGAAAATGTTGCTTTTAGTAAACCAAAGATTAAGTCAAACATTATCTCAAAACTAAAGGATCTAGAATGAGTCTTAAGGAAGATGTGGTTAAGAATTTTGGTGACGATATTATTCTTACTGGAAATGCGATTGTTGATAAAAAAAATATAGTTATTCCAGTTAGTCCGTCATTAGATATTGTTTTAAATGGTGGAATACCAGAAGGTAGTTTTGTTGTTTTTACTGGCCAACCCAAGTGCGGCAAGACTACAACCTCTTTAGACTTTGCTGCCACAGCACAAAGACCAGAATATAAAGGAGATCTTAAAGAGACCAGAGAAGTATATTATTTAAATATTGAAGGTAGATTGAAAAAGCGAGATTTGGAAGGGATACCAGGATTAAGACTAGATAAATTTCATGTTATTGGTAGTCAACAGGGTAAAATTCTACACGCAGAAGAATATCTACAAATAGCAGAAAAAATTATTAATGAAGTGCCTGGATGTGTGCTTATTATAGACTCATACTCTGCATTATGCACAGAAGCAGAAATTACTAGTGAAATGGATAAGATGCAACGAGCAGATGGCGCTAAACTATTAGCTAAATTTTGTCGCAAGGTAGCAAATGTAATTCCAGTAAATAAAAATATTGTTATTGGTATTACTCACTTAATGGGCAATCCTACTGGATATGGTGCAGAGTTTAAGGAGAAGTCTGGACAGGCTATTGCTTATCAAACAGATATAAAAATTAGAGCCAAAACATTCAAGGCGTGGAGTCTTGGTGCCGATAGTACACAAATAGGACAAGAAATAGAATGGCAAGTAGTATGTTCTGCTCTTGGTCCTCCGGGTGGAAATATTACCAGTTATCTAAGATATGGCCAGGGTATTGACAAATGCACAGAAGTTGTTACACTAGCATCTGACATGGGATTGATTCACAAGGGTGGTGCTTGGTACACTCTAACATCTCTTCCAGACAAGCCTAAATTTCAGGGGGCTGAAAAAGTTAGACAATATTTATTAGAACATAAAGATGTATATGATACTCTTATGACTAATATTAAAACAACAATGGGAATTACATGCTAGTTAAAGATTTAGATAATAATACTCATAATTGGCTATTATCAGGAAATATGGCTAAGGGTAAAATTGGCAATAAGTCTAGTTATCATCTAACTGCTAGAGGATTGATTGTTAAAAACTTTCCAACTCTACAGATATTAGAAGAAGTACCAATTCCATTAAGAAGAGGCGAAACGCTATATCTAGATTTTTATTTACCACTAAAAAAGATATGCTTTGAAACACATGGCCAACAACACTATGAATATACGCCCTTTTATCATACTAATAGACTAAATTTTTTACAAGCACAAAAAAGAGACAGGGAAAAACAGGAATGGTGCGAACAAAACGGAATTAAATATATAGTATTAGCTTTTGATGAATCAGAGGAAAATTGGAACGAAAGGATAAAAAATGCTTAAAACATCCAAAGAAGAAGTAGCTTATTGGGATGCTATTCTAGATGAATATGAGCAGTCTATAGGATTGCCAGCGTATAAAAATGACGCACTACCATCAGATGAATTAAATAATTATCTTACTATGTCTAGAGATACTCTAGAAAAATTATCTCCAGAAGATTGTGCCCAAATCGCATATAGATTATCTCAATTTTCTTTTCATATTCAAAGAACCCTAAATAGAGAATTAGCCAGATATAATTGGGCCGATTCAGCTATTAATGATACGATTGCCGACGAAATTAATAATTATAAAGGATATGGATTTGTAGAAAAATCTCTGCAAGCTATTAAACATAATGACAAAGCTAGTTCATTGAATAATATAAAGAAGTATGCTAAACAAAGATCTGATCGTTTATCATATTTAGCTAATGGTATTAATAATCTATCAACAATTATTTTATCTATACAAAAGTCAAAGGTGAAACATGGGTCTTGATAATAATGACATTAAAGCCTTAATTGCTATTTTGCAAAAAGGACTAACCGATGATGATGCTGTAATACCGGCTAAAAAGCCAAGAACCAAGCGTGGGATATCGTCAAAGAGCAATACTAAGCCAAAACACATTAATAATTTTGAAAATATGCCAGAGTTTAAGATGTGTAAAGAAGATTTAGAGTTTGACCGCAAAGTGAAAAAGCCACAGCCAAGTGTGCGTAATAGAGACTTTGACTATGTTAAGGTGCAGTGTAGGGTATGTGGAAAAAAAGATAAGGTTGCACCCGGCCTCGTAGAGTCTATTGAAAGATATAAGTGTAACAAGTGTTCAACAGGGGCAGGGTAATATGATTTTAAGCGATCCCGCCGCAGAACGAGCGGTATTGGCTGGTATTTGCACCTATGGTGAAAATGCCTATTTGGATGTTGCGGATATCGTTCAAGAAACATCTTTTACTATAGATAGTAATAGTATTATCTATAAGTGCTTAAAGCATATATGTGAAAATAATGCTGGAAGTATTGATATTGCTTCTATTTATTCTGTAGCACAAGAAATTGGTGTTTCTCATATTCTTAGCAAAAAAGAAGAAACTCAACATCTCAAGGCTATTATGGATTTTCCAGTTAGTCATGAGAATGTTAGAAAATTTGCAGCTAAAATTCGCAAGCTAGAAATTGCTAGACTATTAAGAAAACAATTAGAAGCCACACAAGATAAAATTTTAGAAGTCAATGGTACAGAACCAATAGCATCAATTATTGGGATAGCTGAAGATAGTATCTTTAATTTTACTTCTTTGCTAAATGATGCTGAAAGTGGGCCAGAGCAAATTGGCTCTACTCTAGATGAGTATATTAAATCATTAGAAGAAAACCGCGTTGATCAAGTTGGTATACCAACAGGATTTCCAATTTATGATCAATCTATTGGCGGTGGCTTAAGAAAAGGTACGGTTAATATTATTGCTGCTCGTCCTAAAACTGGTAAAACATTGTTATCAGATAATATGGGATATAATGTAGCGTCTTTAGGTATTCCAGTATTAAATATGGATACCGAAATGACTAAAGAAGATCATATAAATAGAATTTTGGCTATGATGACCGAAATTGAAATCAACGCAATTGAAACTGGAAAATTCTCCGACTCTCCAGATAAAAAGAATAAGATTATTGGTGGAGTAGATAAATTAAAACAAACTCCTCTTTATCACAAAAGCATTGCCGGTAAAGCATTTGAAGATCAGTTGGCTATTATGCGACGATGGTTGGTTAAAGTGGTTGGCCTAAATGATGATGGTACAGCAAAAGAATGCGTAATATTTTATGATTATTTGAAGCTTATGGATAGTGCTGGCATTAGCCAGGATATGAAAGAATATCAAGTATTAGGTTTTATGATGACCAGTTT